GACGAAGATAAACGAGTTAAGCAACAACCAAGCGATACTCGTAAGGTAAGACTTACTTTGCGACATTTAAATAAATTACGCAAAATGCAAGAGATTAAAAAAGTAGATCTTATTAAAAGAAAAGAATTTTTTGATAAAATTTATTCACGCCCTATGGCCCCAGAATCTATGTAGTAATGTCAAATCATGTTATTGTTGCAGGTCCTGCATTTGTAAGTGCAAATTTATTATGTAGGATATTACAAACCTCCCCACAAGTTTATTTTGCTAATCCCGAAGATCGTTTTACACATATATTTGAATCAGAAAAATTTATTGATAGTAAAATAACTATTGATTCAAGTGTTAATTGGGATTCCGGTAGTTCATTAGAATCATTGTACTCACACAATTTTAACGACACCGGCGATAGTATTCGTTCTAATCATCGTATAACAGTTGATGAAATATTACAATTTGAAAAACATTTTCCTCCCAATACACAACAAGTTTATTTTATACATGCTAGAAGAATATTTGATAACGATGATATTGTTCAACTGTTAAGTGACAATAGATTTGTAATAAATGTTTATTTAAATCCTATGCATGAACTTTCATTACAAGCCATAAAAATTTTTATGGATAGATGTTTTTTCCACATACCAGGTTGGACCGACGGGGGAGGGCACAAAGAAATAATTAATGACTGGTCAGACAACGATTATTTTAGTACAATTAGTAATATGTTGTATCACATGTTAGAATTTACGTGGCCACACAATTATGGATTAGCTCCTGAGGCTATTCCAATATTACAACAACATGATAAAATAATAAATGTGCCAATGATGGATATTTTAGATATTGATAAAGTAATGTTATTAAGCCAGCGACTTAATTTAAAGTTGGATTATAATGTTGTTAAGAGTATAATAAATGCATATATTAGACTTAACAAATATGAAAAATATCCATTAATTTACCCTAATTTAGATATGTTTAAGCATACTAAAATGTATAAAAAACATATAAGAGACCACAATGGTATTGAAATTGATAGTGTTATACAGGAGGTTGATAATAACGCTATTATTAACAAACTTATAAACAACGCCGAAATAAGGACAGATTTGATTAGTCAGAATATGCGTATAGGAGAAGTTTATGACGATTTTACTAACATTTATGAGTTATTTTTAATAGCAGTTAGATTAGCAGAAGAATTTAAATTTCATAAGGCACTTAAAAATAGTAATAAAACAGACAGATCACTGTTAAAAACACATGAATTTTACCCACTTTTTGAAAAGAAAATTACAGAGCTTACCAATAAAAATTCAAAAATAATAAAAAATCTTCCAAAACTCGCCGTTTTTTAGCCGTTTTAGTACACTTTTGATTTCATATATTAAATAAACATATACAACAATTTTGTTATAGGAGTTGTTATGACTACACGAGATAAATTAGAAAAGGTCCTCGAATACATTATAAACGAGGAAACGGACAAAGCAAGCGACCTTCTTCATGATGTATTTGTGGAAAAGGCTCGTGGAATTTATGAGAACCTCGTTGCCGAAGATGAAGTCACTGAAGACGAAATTCTTGATGAAAAGAAAGAAGAAGTCGACGAAGATTCGGAACAAGTAGACGAGGCAAGCAAAGACGAAGACAAAGACGATAAAGAAGACGTAGACGAAGCAATCGTTAGGAATCCTGAACAGGATTTTACTGACGAAGTAACTAATGCAGTTGATTCGGACTTAGAAGAAATTGAGTCAGAAGAAATGTATAGTGAAGACGAAATGGACGACGAAGAAGAAATGCCAATGGACGACGCCGAAGGCGGAGAAGAAACTGGCGACCCAGAAGTTGACCAGGCGTTCGTAGATGCTGAAGAAGCATTAGATCGCTTAAAAGCAGAGTTTATGGAATTAGTCGGTGGTGCTGAAGAAGAAGTACCAATGGACGACGAAATGCCAATGGATGCCATGGATGCAGAAGAAGAAATGCCTGAAATGGAATCAGTTGAGCAGGACGGAGTTGCTGAAACAGTTGAGGAAGATTTCGAAGAAATCGAAGAAGCCGCAAATATGGTAGCAGTTAAAGATCCTAGTGATCCAGTTGGTGCCGACGGTGGAGCTCAAAAGTCTCCCGTAGCAGGTAAAAATGATATGGGTGGAAAGGCTGTTAATATGGCTAATTCAGGATCCGAAGGTGATCATGGTGTAGGTAGTGTTTCCGAAGATACAGCAGGAAATGTCAACCAGCCAGGTAATAAAGCACCTAAAGGTTCGTCAGAGTCAGCAGACAATGTAGAACATGCAGACAATAAAAAGAGCCCAATGGGATCTTAAGGATAAACAATGAAGTTAATTGAAAAGTTGAGTTTTGAACAAGCCGCGATAAACGTAGAAACTGTCACAGAAGGTGAAGGATCTGACAAGAACCTTTTCATGAATGGCGTTTTTATTCAAGGTGATGTTAAAAATCAAAACTCCCGGGTTTACCCAATTAATGAAATTGCCTCCGCAGTTCAATCACTGCAGGAAAAAATTAACCATGGGTTTTCAGTGTTAGGCGAAGCAGATCATCCGGACGATTTAACGGTTAATCTGGATCGTGTAAGTCACATGATAACCGAAATGGGTATGAAAGGCTCAGATGGCGTAGGTAAACTTAAAATTTTACCAACGCCGATGGGTAATATAGTCAAGACTTTGCTAGAATCAGGTGTTAAACTTGGTGTAAGTTCTAGAGGAAGCGGTAACGTTTCCGAAGGAGGCAAAGTTAGTGATTTTGAAATTGTAACTGTAGATATTGTTGCTCAGCCGAGTGCTCCAGATGCATATCCAAAGCCAATTTATGAGGCTTTGCAAAATATGAATGGTGCTAATATTTTAACTAGGTTAGCAGAAGCGACAACGCACGATAGGCGAGCTCAATCGCATTTACAGAAACAAATACTTGGGTTTATAAATGAACTCAATAAGTAGGAGAGAAATATAATGGCTAATAATGCAATAGAAGACCTGTTAGGTTCCGAGGCACTCTCCGAGGATGCAAGGACATCCATCCAGGAAGCATGGGATTCTAAACTTACAGAGCAAAAAGAGGCTATGAAAGCCGAATTGCGTGAGGAGTTTAGTCAACGATATGAGCATGATAAATCTCAAATTGTTGAAGCAATGGATAATATGCTTTCGGATGCAATTAAAGTAGAAATTGAAGAACTTGCCGAGGATAAAAAAGGCTTAGTTGACAGTCGTGTAAATTATACGAAATCTGTCAAAGAACATGCCAATATCCTTGATAAATTCGTAACCGAATCTCTTGCAAACGAAGTAAAACAACTTCGTACTGATCGCAAGGCTAGTGGAGAAAACTTCGCTAAGTTGGAAAGTTTTATTGTTAAGAACATTTCCAAAGAACTTAACGAATTCCACACCGATAAACGAGCGGTTGTAGAGCAACGAGTTAAATTGGTTAGAGAAGGCAAGGCTTTAATTGCCGAGACAAAGCGTGATTTTGTTAAAAAGGCCGCTGAAAAAGTTGAAGGTATTGTAGCAGGTGCTTTAAAGGGCGAAATTAATGCTCTTAAAGAGGACATTGAAACAGCCAAAAAGAACAACTTTGGTAGGAAGATATTTGAATCTTTCGCGGCAGAATTCTTAACAAGTCATCTTGCAGATGGAACAGAAGTCAAAAAGTACCAAAACAGGGTAGAAGATTTAGAGTCAAAACTTAATGAAAGTAATAATACTCTACAAAAAGCAATCGATGAAATTAAAACATCAAATGCAAAAATTAAAATCGCTGAGGACTCCGCAAAACGCGAAAAAGTTTTAAGTGAATTATTAAGCCCACTGGCAAAGGGTAAAAGAGCTCTCATGGGCGAACTGTTGGAGAGTGTCCAAACAGATCAACTTAGAGGTTCTTATCAAAAGTACTTGCCTGGTGTATTAAATGAAGAAACTGCTGTTTCTGCTAAGAAGATGAAGAGGCAGGAAGCAAATAAGCAAAAACTTAATGAAAACACTAAAGTTATAAAAGAATCAGAAACGCAATCAAGGCGGACCGTGGTAACCGGGAATAAACCCATCCACATTAATCCAGATACCAGCGATGCAAAAGCTGAGATTTTAAACCTGCAAAAATTAGCAGGTATGAAGTAAAAAACAGAGAAAAGTAGGAGAATATAATGGCAGACGCAATTTTTGAGTCAAATTGGCAACAAACAAAAGAGGCTCTCTGCGACGGTCTACAAGGCAACAAAAAAGTTGTCATGGAAACAACCTTAGAAAATACACGCTCCCAGTTGATGGAGACAGCAACCGCTGGTGCTTCACATGCTGGTAACGTTGCAACATTGAATAAGGTTATTTTACCGGTCATCCGCAGGGTTATGCCTACAGTTATTGCTAACGAAATAATCGGAGTCCAACCAATGAGTGGACCCGTAGCACAGATACATACGTTAAGAGTACGATACTCAGACACCGATAATGGTGGAACTGCAGGTCAAGAAGCTCTTAGTCCGTTTGATATCGCAACAAATTATTCAGGTGCACCAGGATCATCGGCCGCACCGAGCCCAACAGCAGATTTAGAAGGGGTTGCCGGTAACAGGCTATCCATTCAAGTCTTAAAGCAAACAGTCGAAGCTCAGTCACGCAGACTGTCCGCTCGTTGGACTTTTGAAGCCGCACAAGATGCACAATCCCAGCATGGGCTTGATGTTGAAGCAGAGATTATGGCCGCTTTAGCACAAGAGATTACAGCAGAGATTGATCAAGACATTCTTGGCAGTTTAAGAACATTGTCCGGAACGGCCATTGGTACATACGACCAAGGTTCCGTATCTGGTACAGCCACATATGTTGGCGACGAGCATGCCGCTTTAGCAGTTCTTGTAAATAGAGCCGCTAACTTGATAGCTCAACGCACACGTCGTGGTGCAGGTAACTGGGTAGTTGTTTCACCAACTGCTCTTACAGTATTGCAAAGTGCAACAACTTCAGCGTTCGCAAGAACAACTGAAGGTACTTTCGAAGCACCAACTAATACAAAATTTGTTGGTACATTGAACAGTTCAGTTCGTGTTTATGTTGACGCATACGCAACTGACAGCACAGACATCCTCGTTGGTTATAAAGGACCAGGCGAAATGGATGCGGCATCTTTCTATTGCCCATACGTTCCGTTGATGAGCTCTGGTGTTGTACTTGATCCGACTTCGTTCGAACCAGTCGTAAGTTTCTTAACCAGATATGGTTATGTTGAACTTTCAAACTCAGCATCATCCTTGGGTAATGCTGGCGACTATCTTGCAAAGATCGCAATCAACACAACAAACCTTTCATTCATTTAAGGTTTACTACAAAAGGTACTGTTTCGGCAGTACCTTTTTTTATGACCATTATTTCTTAAAGATAAATAATTACAATATAAAGAATGATTTAATTATGACTTCAGTAATAGTACCATATCCGAGCTCAGCACCGAGCAATTTAGAAGTAGGCACATGTAGTAATATGGTGTTGCCTGCTGGTAATACTGCTTCTCGTTGTGCTTCAGGTAGTACACTAAAAGGTGGTTCGTTAAGATATAATAATGAAACATATGCAGTAGAATATTTTGATTCTGATCCATCTTCATGTACTTGGAAATCAGTAGCACACACAACTGGTTTAGCCCTTAATTGTTTAACAGATGTTGTTACTGCAACTGCATCTGCAGGAAATGTATTAGTAGGGCAAGGAAGTTGCTATACCGCAAAAGCAGTTTCAGGAGATATAACTCTTGCTTCTAGTGGTTGTATGACTGTTAGCACAGGTGTTATATGCGATCAAATGTATAATCCAATTGACAGTAACACTGATTATCTAGTAGTTGTTGATGCAACTGATAATGCATTTAAAAAAGTATTAGCATGTGATTTTTCAGTTTGTTGTGCTACAACTGCTGGCTCAACTGGTGGTTCATCAGGAACTGCTGATAAACTTACAACGGCTAGAACTATTGGTATGACAGGAGATGTTGTATGGACTTCAAGTGGGTTTGATGGATCAGGAAATGTAACAGGAACAGCAACAATTCAAGCAAATTCGGTTACACTTGGTACTGATACTTCCGGTAACTATGTTGGAACATTAACTGCTGGAACCGGACTAACATCTTCAGGAGCAACTACCGGAGAAAATGTTGCCCATTCTTTAAGTGTAGATGCCGCACAAGCAGGTATTACAAGTGTTGGTACATTAACAAGTTTAACAATGGGCGGAACAATTAAATTACATGGTGCAACTAGCGATCCTGCAGGAACTGAAGGAATGATGTATTATAAAACAGATACTTGCAAGTTCAGAGGATACGCTAATGGAGCATGGACAGATTTACATTAGAGATATAAATGAAACATACAGAAAAAATAGCAGGCGAATATAGTATTGATTCAACATGTGTAACAATAATAAGTGACACAAATTCAACAAGTACAACAACCGGTGCGTTAGTTGTTGCAGGTGGAGTTGGTGTTACTAAAGATATTTGTGTTGGAGGTAATTTATATGCCACTGGTAATACAGTTATTGGTGATGCTAATACTGATTCTGTTTGTTTTACTGCTGATGTAATATCACATATTATACCCGATACAGATGAAACCTATAATTTAGGTTCTGCGCCACAAAAATGGAATTGTGTTTTTGTTAAAACAATAGCCGCAGGTATTATTAGTGCAACAGATACAACGAATTCAACTAGCACAACCACAGGTGCTATTACTAATGCTGGTGGACTTGGAGTTGCTTGTGATGTATATATTGGTGGTGCCATCACTGTCGATAGTACTACTAATTCAACTAATGGTACAACTGGCTCAATACAAACAGATGGCGGACTTGGAGTTACTTGTGATGCATACATTGCTGGTGCCATTACTGTTGACAGTACTACTAATTCAACTAGTGGTACAACTGGCTCAATACAAACAGATGGAGGAATTGGAGTTGCTTGTGATGCATACATTGCTGGTAAATTAACAATGAGCAATGTTGTTCAACTTCATACTGCCACAAGTGATCCAGCAGGTGCCGAAGGCCAAATGTATTATAAATCCGATACTTGCAAATTTAGAGGATATGCTAACGGTGCATGGACAGATTTACACTAGGATAATCACTAATGACTGACATCACTTCTTGTATTTGCGGTGATTATAATTTAACCGCAGATAAATTATGTCTTAAGACAACAACAAATTCAACAAGTACTAGCACAGGTGCCTTAGTAATGCTAGGTGGAGCCGGTATTGCATGTGATGCTTGGATTGGTGGTGACATTAATGTAGCAGGAGACATGACAGTCTCCGGTACTCTTACTTGTAATACAATTCAATCAGCCACAGTTTATACCGCAACTCAAAATACTAATGCAACATCAGGAGTAACCGGTTCTTTAATAGCCTGCTCAGGAGGCTTAGGTGTTAAATGCGATGCGTATATTGAAGGACATATTATATCAGAAAGTAAAATATATACTGAAAATACTACAAATGCAACATCTACAACTGATGGGTCTATACAAACCGATGGCGGAATTAGTGTAGTATGCGATATAAAAGTTGGTGGAAATGTTACTGCTGATTGTTTCATTGGTGATGGAAGTAACTTAACAGGTATTACAGGTGGTTCAGGAACAGGCTATCTTTGCAAATATTCAGGACATGATGTTTGTTATTGTACTGATGGTACACTTACTATAACAAATACAACCCAATCAACAAGTTCAACAACAGGTGCATTTATGGTATCTGGTGGTGTAGGCATTGCATGTAATGCACATATTGGTGGAACATTAGTTGCTAATACTTTATGTATTTCATGTTGTTTGATTACAACTGCATCAGGCACATTTAATATAAATGCAGGAAATTATATTTGTCTTAACGCCGCTGGTGAAACAAGAGCGTGTTCGCCTATTGGTTTAGCAGTATGTACAGTTACCGCTTTAAATGCTCTAGGCGCACCAAGTGCAGGAGCAATAGCATATGCATGTGATGCAACAGACGGATCTAGTAATGCTCAACCTACTCCAGTATTTTATGATGGCACTAATTGGCTTAGATTTGATACTAGAGCTACGGTGGTGAATACATAATGAGCGACATATTAGATGAATTAAAAGCACTAGAAGAAGAAGAAATTGCAAACGGTCTTGATATGACTGCTCAAGAGGAGTATATCGTGACATTAAAAAAAGATGCAGATGCAACAGATTTTCATGATAAAATGATTCGTGATTCAGCCTCCCTTTCCGATACAGGACAAATACCAACAAGAACTATAGATACTGTAAATAGACGAGAAAAAAGTAATTGTAATACACATTATAGCATGTCTTTAGAAGAAGTGCGAGAGTTACGTAAAGATCCTAGAGTCGACGATGTGCAAATTCCATTTGAAAACGATCCCCATCAAAATATAGGATTATGTCATTATAGAGGTACCCAAGGAGCAGTAGGGTGGGCACCAACTGATATGAATTTTGATAGGAGTCCATCGCAAGCATGGGATGTAAATTGGGGTTTACGTTCTATGACTACAACTGCTGGAGGATGGAATAGTAACTCTACAGAACTTACTGGAAAGTATGGTTA